GCCCGGCAGCTCGTGGGCCGGGCCGGCTTCACCCGGAGTGACCGGGACGACATCGAGCAGGAACTCGCCCTCAAGCTGCTCAAGCAGCTGTCGGCCTTCGACCCCGGCGAGGCCCACTGGCACGTCTTCGTCACCACCGTGGTCGAGCGGTACGCCGCCAGCCTCCTCCGCGACAAGCGGGCGGAAAAGCGCGACCACCGGCGGGCCACGTCGCTGCACGTCCTGATCGAGACCGGCGACAACGGCCCGGTCGAGCTGGCCGAAACGGTCGGCCGGCGCGAGCAGGACGCCCGGCTCGGCCGCGACCCCCGCAGCGACGAGGAGCGGGCGCAGCTCGCCGGCGACGTGGCCGACGTGCTGGCCGACCTGCCGGCGGACCTCCGGGACGTGGCCGAGCGGCTCAAGCACGACTCCGTCTCCCAGGTAGCCCGCGACCTCGGCCTGCCGCGCACGACGCTGCTGCGGCGAATGGAACACGTCCGCCGCGCCTTCGAGGGCGCGGGGCTACGGGATTATCTCTGAGCCCTGCGTCAACCCGCCTGCGGACCGGGTAGGTCTACGGGTAGAGGCCCGTCATTCGGAAGAGGCGCGACATGACCAAGGAACTCTACCGCTACTCCTTCCCGCCGCACGTCCCGCTCGAGGAGGTCGAGGCCACGCTGCTGTTGGCCATCTGGGGCACGGAGAGCCTGCACGGCGAAGCTCAGGTCCGCCTCGACGCGGCCCATCTCTTGGACCCGGACCGGCGTGCCTGCGTCATCGACGCGGGCACGCCGGTCGGCCGGGACTGCAACCGGCTGTTCGTCGGCTTCATCCGCCGCGAGTTCGGCGCGGACGGTTTCCGCGTCGAGCGCGTCACCGACAAGACCAACCACCAACCCGAGGAGGTCCACGCATGAGCCTCTTGGCCCGCGTCCAGCGGGGCCGCACCCCGAAGCCGCCGCGACTGCTCGTCTACGGCACCGAGGGGATCGGCAAGTCCACCTTCGCGGCCGGCGCGCCCAGGCCGGTCTTCGTCCAGACCGAGGACGGCCTGGACGAGATCGACTGCGACAAGTTCCCCCTGGCGACCACCTACGACGAGGTCCTAGCCGCGCTGGCCGGGCTGCGGGCCGAGCCGCACGAGTACGAGACGGTCGTCATCGACAGCCTCGACTGGCTGGAGCGGATGATCTGGGACAAGGTCTGCCAGGAGTCCGGGGCCAAGAGCATCGAGAAGGCCGACGGCGGCTACGCCAAGGGCTACACGCACGCCCTGACCTACTGGCGCGAGGTCGTCGAGCACCTCAACGCGCTCCGCAACACGCGCGGCATGGTCGTCGTGCTGATCGCGCACGCCAAGGTCGAGAAGTTCGAGGACCCGGAGTCGTCGCCCTACGACCGCTACTCGCCGCGCCTGCACAAGCACGCCAGCGCGCTGGTCAGCGAGTGGTGCGACGCGGTGCTGTTCGCCACGCGGAAGGTCCGCACGCAGACGGAGGACGCCGGATTCGGCCGCAAGCGCACCATCGCCCACGCGCTAGGCAAGGACGGCGGCGAGCGCGTGCTGCGGACCGTCGGCGGCCCCTCGTGCATCGCCAAGAACCGTTACGGGCTGACCGAGGACCTGCCCCTGTCGTGGGCTGCCTTCGTCGCGGCCCTTTCCAACCACCAACCCACCCAAGGAGCGAACGAACATGGCTGACCTCCGTGGCTTCGACGCCAACCATGTCGAACCGACCAGCGACTTCGACCCGATCCCCGCCGGCAAGTACCTGGCCGTCATCACCGAGTCGGAGATGAAGCCGAACAAGGCCAACACGGGCCACTTCCTCCAGCTCACCTTCCAGATCGTCGAGGGGCCGTACAAGAACCGCTACCTGTGGGCGCGGCTCAACCTCGACAACCCGAACGCGACGGCGGTGCAGATCGCCCGCGCCGAGTTGTCCGCCATCTGCCGGGCCGTGGGCGTGCTGGCCCCCAACGACTCGGTCGAGCTGCACAATCTGCCCCTGGTCATCTCCGTGAAGTGCAAGAAGCGCGACGACACCGGCGAGATCACCAACGAAATCAAGGGCTACACGAAGAAGGAAGCCCTGCAGCCCGGGACGGCAGGCACGCAGCCGTCCGCCAACAGCACGCCGCCGTGGAGGCGCAACTGATGTTCGAGGCCGAGCTGCCCTACCCGCCGTCGATCAACCACTACTGGCGGCGGGTGGGGTTCCGCACCCTGATCAGCCGCGAGGGCCGCCGCTTCCGCCAGCGCGTGCTGGCGATCCTCGCGGCCCGGCGCGTCAACCCGCTCAGCGGACCGCTGGCGGTGGAGGTCGATGTCTACCCGCCCGACCGCCGGCGGCGCGACATCGATAACGTGCAGAAGGCCCTCCTCGACGCCCTCCAGCACGGGGGCGTCTACGGTGACGATAGCCAAGTCGTCCGGCTCGCCATCGTCAAGTGCGACCCCGTCGAGGGCGGGAAAACCGTGGTCCGCATCCGGTGCGTCTGATGCTGCTCTTGCGACCCTACCAGGAGGCGGCCAAGGCCGCGCTGTACGACCACCTGCGCGTGCGGGACGACAACCCGTGCGTGGTGATCCCCACCGCTGGCGGCAAGACGCCCGTCATTGCGTCGGTCTGCAAGGACGCCGTGGGCCTGTGGCAGGGCCGCGTGCTGATCCTGGCCCACGTCAAGGAGCTGCTGGAGCAGGCGGCCGACAAGCTCAACGCGGTCTGCCCCGAGGTCCGCTTCGGCGTCTACTCCGCGGGCCTCAAGCGCCGCAACACCGCGCACCCGGTGATCATCGCCGGCATCCAGTCGGTCTACAAGCGGGCCTGCGAGCTGGAGGCGTTCGACCTCGTTGTCATCGACGAGGCGCACATGATCCCGCCCGAAGGCGACGGCATGTACCGGCAGTTCCTGGCCGACGCCCGCACCATCAACCCGAACCTGCGGATCATCGGCTTCACGGCGACGCCGTTCCGCCTGAAGACCGGGTCGATCTGCACGCCGGACGGGTTCCTCAACCACGTCTGCTACGAGGTCGGCGTCCGCGAGCTGATCGTGGGCGGCTACCTGTGCCCGCTCATCACCAAGGCCGGGATCAACAAGGCGGATACCAGCCGGCTGCACGTGCGCAGCGGCGAATACGTCGCCGGCGAGGTCGAGGACCTCATGGACCAGGACGCCCTGGTCGAGGCCGCCTGCGGCGAGACGGTCGGCTACACCGGCGACCGCAAGGCGGTGCTGATCTTCGCCAGCGGCATCAAGCACGGCGAGCACATCGTCCGCGTGCTGAAGGAGAAGCACGGCATCACCTGCGGCTTCGTCACCGGCGAGACGCCGACCGACCAGCGCGACGCGCTGCTCGACCAGTTCCGCGCGGGCCGGCTCAAGTACCTGTGCAACGTCAACGTGCTGACCACGGGCTTCGACGCGCCGAACATCGACTGCGTGGCCCCGGTCCGCCCGACGCTCTCGGCCGGCCTCTACTACCAGATGGTCGGCCGGGGCTTCCGCCTGCACCCGAGCAAGACCAACTGCCTGGTCTTGGACTTCGGCGGCAACGTGCTGCGGCACGGGCCCGTGGACCAGATCAGGGTCACGGAGCGCGACGCAGGCGGCGGGCAGGCCCCGGCGAAGGAATGCCCCGAGTGCCATTCGGTCATCGCCGCCGGATACGCTCGCTGCCCGGACTGCGGCTACGAGTTCCCGCCGCCCGAGCGCCAGAAGCACGACGCCAAGGCGACCGAGGCGGGCATCCTCTCGGGGCAGGTGACGACGACCAAGTACGCCGTGCGGGACGTGTTTTGCAGCGTCCACACCAAGCGCGGCGCTGGTCCCGATGCGCCCAGGAGCATGCGCGTCGATTACAAGGTCGGCTGGAACGAGTACAAGTCGGAGTGGGTCTGCTTCGAGCACGACGGCTACGCCCGGCAGAAGGCGGTGCAGTGGTGGAGGCGGCGGTCGCACGAGCCGGTGCCGGAGACGGCCGAGGAGGCGGTTGTCCTGGCGCAGGCGGGACGCTTGGCCCCCACGCGCGAGATCACTGTCCGCAGCGTCACGGGTGAGGACTACGACCGGATTATCGGCTACGAGCTGGGCGACATCCCGCCGCCGCTGGGCGACCAGAACCTGCCGGAGGATGCCCTCGACTTCCCCTTCGGTTACAACGCGGTCGCCGCGGAGGAGATTCCGTGGTGACGCCGGGAGAGCTGCTGACCGCTGCGCTCCGCTATGCCGAGATGGGCTACCGGGTGTTCCCGTGCGCGCCCTCTGGCAAAGCGCCGCTGACCGAACACGGCTTTCTCGACGCGACCGCCGATCCCGAGCAGATCGAGCGCTGGTGGACGCAGCACCCCTGCGCCAACATCGGCATCCCCACCGAGGGGCTGGTGGTCATCGACATCGACGGCGGCGGCAACCCTTGGCCCGGCGACGATCCCGAGCGGATGCTCGACCTGGCGGCGGGGCCGATGGCACTGACGCCGCGCGGCGGCAGTCATCGCCTGTTCCGGCAGCCGGCTGGCAAGCACTGGCGCTGCACAGAAGGCCGGCTGGCCCCGAAGGTCGATACGCGGGCCGACGGCGGCTACATCGTGGCCCCGCCGTCCGTGGTCGAGGGCGGAAAGGCCTACCGCTGGGCACCGGGCCTGGAACTCGACGAGCCGCCCGACCGCTTGCCCGAGCCGCCGCCCTGGTTGGCCCAGGAACTCGACGGGTTGGCCGCGCCGTCGGCCAACGGAACGCCCACGTTGGCCCACGTCGCGTTCGGCCCGCCCGAGGCGAACACGATCCCGGAGGGCCAACGGAACGCGACCCTGGCGAAACTGGGCGGGAACATGCGGCGGGTGGGGATGTCCCAGGCCGAAATCGCCGCCGCCCTCCTGCAGACCAACAAGGACCGGTGCGTGCCGCCGCTGCCGCCCCGCGAGGTCGAGCGAATCGCCGCCAGCATCGCCCGCTACGAGCCGGACCAGGTCGCGGTAGCCTTGGCCGAGAACCACTGGGACCAGATGTATGCCGAAGCACCGCCGGACGAGGAGGGCGATGCCAAGGACCCCGGACCGATCTCCGATGACCTGCTCCGCGTGCCCGGTTTCATCGACGAGGTGATGACCTACACGCTCGACACCGCCCCGTACCCGGAACGGGTCATGGCCTTCTGCGGTGCGCTGGCGCTGCAGGCGGTCCTGGCCGGGCGCAAGGTCCGCGACCCGATGGGCAACCGGACGAACCTTTACATCCTGGGCCTGGCCAACTCCGGCGTCGGCAAGGACCACGCCCGCAAGGTGAACCAGCGCATCCTCTACGAGGCGGGCCTGGCCGAGTGCCTGGGCAACAGCTTCGCCAGCGGCGAGGGGATCGAGGACCGCCTGTTCGTCCAGCCCGCCGTCCTCTACCAGGTGGACGAGATCGACGGCCTGCTGCTGCGCGTCAGCCAGGCCAAGGACGCCCGGCACGAGCAGATCGTGTCGATGCTGCTGCAGATGTACTCCAGCGCCGGCGGCGTCTACGTGATGCGCGCCAAGGCCGGCCGGGAGCGGACCGTCATCGATCAGCCCTCCCTGTCGATCTTCGGCACCGCCGTGCCCAAGCAGTTCTACGAGGCGCTGTCGCGGCGGCTCCTGACCAACGGCTTCCTGGCCCGCATGGTCGTCCTCGAATGCCGTCGGCGCGGCACCGGCCGAGAAGACGGCGACCGGCCGTTGCCCGCCTCGATCCTGGACACCGCCCGCTGGTGGGCCGAGTTCCGGCCCGGTGCAGAGCCCGGCAACCTCAGCGACTGGCACCCCGAGCCGCGCCTCGTTCCGCAGATCGACGACGCTAAGGAGCAGTTTCGCAAGCTCCGCGAGCGGGCCGACGAGGCCTACGCGCTGGCCGAGACGCGCAACGACACGGTGGCGATGGCGATCTGGGCGCGGGCCTACGAGAAGGCCCGCCGCCTGGCGCTGCTCCACGCCTGCAGCGCCAACCACGTCGATCCGGTCATCGGCCCGGAGGCGGTCGCCTGGGCGGGGGCGTTCGTGGACCACCAGACCCGGCGGATGTTGTTCATGGCCGGCTGCCACGCCAGCGAGAGCGAGTTCGACGCCAAACGGAAGCGGCTGCTGGAGGTGCTGGCCCAGTGGCGTGAGCAGCACGGCGACGAATGGATGCCGTTCTGGCGGATCAACCGGCGGCTGCCGTGGACCAGCCGCGAACACGAGGAGGTCCGGGCCACGCTGCTGGAGCAGCGGCTCATCGAGGCCCGCGTGGTGCAGACCCGCGGCCGCCCCGGTGCTGTGTATCGTCTGCTTCCGACCGGCCCGAGCGAGGACGACACGTCGTGAAGGGCTTATTGCGCTTCTTGCTGTTGTTGCGCGGGGCTTCACATACACGAGAGCGGAGGGAGGGGAAACGGCGCGCGAGGGGGGAGCAATAACAACAAGAAGTATTCTCTCTCTTTCGTTTCCCCGCCGGCTAGGTACTTCCCGCGCTTATTGCGTTTTTTGCCCGCGGCGGGAACAGCCGCCAAGGTAAGCAGAGTTTGTTTTTCCTGTCCGAATGTGGTCCGCGAACAGAGAGGGAAAGGGACCATGAACCGAACCCCAACGGGGGCCTCGAACAGACCCTCCGCGACGGCGGCGAGCCTGGAGGTATTCCCGAACCCCCCGCTGAAGTGGTTCGGCGGCAAGACCTACCTCGCCCCGCACATTCACCGGCTCGCCCCCCGGCACGCCTTCCGAGGCATCCCCTACGGCGGCGCTCTCGGGGAGCTGTGGAGCTGGAGCTACGAGGGTGTCAGCGAAGTCGTCAACGACATTGACCTGCGGCTCACCAACTTGTGGCGTTGCCTGCAAAAACCGGCCCTGTTCGAGCAACTCCGGCGGGAACTTGAGCTGACCCCATTCGGCCGCCCGTTCTACGACGCGGCCGCGGCCGACATGCAACGGTGGGAACGTCACGAAGTCGAGTGGGCTGCGGAGCTGGACCGCGAGCCGAGCCCTTTCTGGGCGGCCCGCTTCTTCGTCCTCGTGCGGCAGAGCCGGGGAGGCGACCAGAAGGGCTTCGCGCCCCTATCGGTCAGCCGGGTGAGGCGGGGCGTCAACGAGCAAGCCAGCGCCTGGTGGACGGCCATCGACGGGCTGTGGGAGGTCCACCAGCGGCTCGCCCCGGTCGTCGTCGAGCGCCTGCCGGCGTTGGAGTTCATGGCCAAGTACGACGCCCCCGGCGTGTTCTACTACCTCGACCCCCCGTACCTGCCCCCGACGCGCACCGCCAGGAAGGTGTACCGGCACGAGATGACCTACGAACAGCACGTCGAGCTGCTCGACTTCCTGCCATCGCTGCAAGCGCGGGTCATGCTGTCTGCCTACCGCCATTCGGAGTACGAGACACGGCTGCTGGCGAATGGCTGGCGCTGCGAGGAGATCATCGTCCGGGACTGCGCCAGCTCGGCCAAGAGCAAGAAGCAGAAGGTCGAGGTGCTGTGGATGAACTATGACGCGGCCGGCGAGCGAACGTGAGCCTGCCGCGCCGGGATTTTCCAGAACAGAGGGGAGGTAACCATGAAAATCGAGCTGTGGAACATTGAGAGGGTGAAGCCGTACCCCAACAACCCGCGCCTCAACGACGACGCCGTTGAAGGCGTCGCGGCCTCCATCCGCGAGTTCGGGTTCCGCCAGCCCATCGTGGTGGACACCGAGGGCGTCATTGTCGTCGGCCATACGCGCTACAAGGCCGCGCTGAAGCTCGGGCTGGAGAAGGTGCCGGTCCACGTTGCCACGGACCTGACACCCGAGCAAATCAGGGCCTACCGCATCGCCGACAACAAGAGCGCCGAGCTGTCGGACTGGGACTACGACCTGCTCCCCATCGAGCTGGGGGAGCTGAAGGCGTGCGACTTCGACCTGGGCCTGCTCGGCTTCGACCAGGACGAGCTGGCCCGGCTGCTCGACCCCGGCGTCAAGGACGGGCTGACCGACCCCGACGAGGTGCCCGCGCCGCCTGACGAGGCGACCACCCGTCCCGGGGACCTGTGGCTGCTCGGCGACCACCGGCTGCTGTGCGGCGACAGCGGCAAGCCCGAGGACGTGGACCGGCTCTTGGGCGGCGCGGCCATCCACCTGGTCAACACGGACCCGCCGTACAACGTGAAGGTCGAGCCGCGCAGTAACAACGCTATCGCCGCCGGCCTCAGCTCCTTCGAGGTCACCCATCACCAGAAGATGGACGTGGTCCGGCACCCGGAGAAGGCCAAGCCGACCGGCAAGAAGCTGCGGCCCAAGGACCGCCCCCTGGCCAACGATTTCGTCTCCGAGGAAGCGTTCGACCAGATGCTCCACGCCTGGTTCGGCAACCTCGCCCGCGTGCTGCTGCCGGGACGCGGTTTCTACATCTGGGGCGGCTACGCGAACCTCGGCAACTACCCGCCTGTACTCAAGGCGCACGGGCTTTACTTTTCCCAAGGCATCGTGTGGGACAAGCAGCATCCGGTGCTGACGAGAAAAGACTTCATGGGTTGCTTTGAGCTCGCGTTCTACGGCTGGAAAGAAGGCGCTGCCCACCAGTTCTTCGGGCCGAACAACGCGACTGACCTCTGGCACGTCAAGAAGGTCAACCCCCAAAACATGATCCACTTGACTGAGAAGCCCGTCGAGCTGGCCGTGCGGGCGATCCAGTACTCGTCGCGGGCCGGCGAGAACGTGATCGATCTGTTCGGCGGGTCGGGTTCGACGCTGATCGCCGCCGAGCAGACGGGCCGCAAGGCGTTCTTGATGGAGCTGGACCCGCTGTACGCAGACGTTATCGTCCAGCGCTTCGAGCAGTTCACGGGCAAGAAGGCAGAAAGGAGATCGTCGTGATGCGCGACTACACACTGCACGACTCCGGCGAGCGCCAGCAGTTTGCGACTGGGGCGGTGCGAGACCGGCAAGCCGGCAAGGGTCGGTTCGACCTGCTGCCGCCGCTGGCCGTGACCCGCCTGGCCCGGCACTTCGAGAAGGGCGCGGCCAAGTACGGCGACCGCAACTGGGAGCAGGGCATTCCGCTTAGCCGCTTCATGGACTCAGCCCTGCGACACCTGTTCGCTTACCTGGCAGGCCGGGACGACGAGGACCACCTCGTGGCGGCCGCCTGGAACATGCTCGCGGCGCTGGAGACGAACGCGCGAGTGGACGCCGGCCGGCTGCCGGACTCGCTCATCGACATCGGCCCTCGGCAGCCGAATGAGGCGAAGGAGGAAGCATGATCTACCTGGCCAGCCCGTACTCGCACCCGGACCCGGCGGTGCGCGAGCAGCGGTTCCGCGCCGCCTGCCGCGCGGCCGTCGCCTTACTGCATGCCGGCCAGGTGGTCTTCTCGCCCATCACACACAGCCATCCGCTGGCGCAGCACGGGCTGCCGGAGAACTGGCAGTTCTGGGAGCGGTACGACCGCGCGTTCCTGGAGCGGTGCGACGAGGTCGTGGTCCTGACGCTCGACGGCTGGGAGGAGAGCGTCGGCGTGCAAGCGGAAATCCTCATCGCGCGGGAGCTTGGCAAGCCGGTGCGGTACGTGGCCCCGGACTTGGCCCCCGTTTCGCCCACGTTGGCCCACGTCGCGTCCAGTTGCCGCGAGGCGGACCGGACGCCAACCGGGGCCGACCGTTCGCCCGTGTTGGCCCACGTTGCGTCGGAGGTGCCCGGATGAATCACGTGACCAACGAGAAGAGACCCCGCCAGGGGGTCTCGTGGGCGATGGGGTTGCTGGGACCTGTCAGTTGTCGAGCGAATCCGTCTCGCGCCAGCGCGGGTTGTAGACCGTTCCGCAATGGTCGCAGCGGACGTGGTCGTCGTCGATCCAGACCAGTTGGTCGATGTCATCCTCGCCGCAATGCGGACATCGGCAGCCGGCAGAGACCCGCTCGTAGTCGTTCGGGTCGAGAGGCTCGTTGTTGGTCGTCATGGCATCGGCTCCTTTCACTTGGCCAGCGCGAACTTGCCGCGCTCACTCTTGACGAACCGGGACTCCTTGGCCTTGGTCGTGATCTCGCGCGCGATGGCGGAATACAGCGTGCGGTCAGGCGTGGCACCGCCGGGGCTGGTCCAGTAGCCCTTCGCGGCCATCGCCTCGATCATCTCCTGGCAGGTCATCGGCTGGCCGCTCTCGCTCAGCACCCTGGCGGCAGCGTCCAGGCAGCCGACCTTCTTCGCCTTGGCCTCGCCGTCGGTCTTGGCCTTGGCGCTCTTCTTGGCCTTGCCCCTTGCGGCCTTCTTACCGTCGTCGGCAGGAGCCTGGATTTCGGGCTGGGCCTGCGGCGAGCCGTCGCGGTTGGCCGGGCAGCGCAGGCGCTGGGCGCTCTTGATGCGGACCTTCTTGTCGGTCAGCAGGTTGGTCGCGTCCCAACCGCCGTGCGTGTTCTCGGCGTCGATGCGCACCGGCACCACCCGGTCGCTGACCTTGGCCAGGTACGTGCCGCCGACCTTGATCTCGTCCTTCTTCATGGTGACTCTCCTCGAGAGAGGTTGCGATGGATTGGCTGCCATCCTCAGGCGGCAGGAACCACCCGCCGCGACGCTGCGGACTTTGCCCGCAGCGTTTCGGCTTCACTCCGAAAACCAGCCGGCGAACTCTTCCAGCGCGGTGTCGGCGCCGCGGCGCGAAGCCTCGGCCTCGACCGCCTCCTTCTTCTCCTTCCAGGAGCCCGGCTGCGACACCAGCTTTTCGAGCAGCTCGCAGAACAGGTCCCAATCCTTCTCGGTCATCGTGTTGTTGTCCCAGGACGTTCCCGATGGTCTGGCTGCCATCCTCAGGCGGCGGGAACCACCCACCGCGACGCGGGGCAAGCCCGCGTTTCGGCTTCCGATTTGGGAGACCAGCAGGCGGTCGTCGAGCGTATGCACCATCGCGTAGCCCTCCGGGACCGGCCGAGCGCCCTCTGGCAGCTCGCCCGGCAGGCTGCCGAAGTAGGCCCCGGTCCGCGTCTCGCCGATCCAGAGCGGGTTGCCGCGCCGCACCAGGAGCAACCGGGCTGGCCGGGTCCAAACGCCCAGCAGCGCGAGCGGCCCATCGGTGGCATCGACGCCGATCGCCGCCCGGCGTTGCAGCGAGCCGGGGACCTTGGCCATGAGCAGCCCCAGCACCTCGCTGTCGCACTCGGTTTCTGGCACCAGCCCGTAGCGCCGGGCGATGCTGGCGTGGTTGCGAACGATGCCGTTGTGAACCAACCAGCCGCGGCCGGCGCGATGCGGATGGTTGTTGCGGTTGTCGGCCGGGTCGCCGTGCGTCGCATACCGGCAATGGCCCGCGACGATGAGTGCGTCGCGGCAGCGGTCGAGCGCGTCCAGGTTCGCCGCCGCCGAGCCGGGGCGCTTGAAGACATGCAGCTTGCCGTCGGGTGCGACCCACACCAAGCCAAAGGCGTGAGCGCCGCGGATTTGCGTTTCGAGAGCGATGCGCCGGAGGCGGTCCAGGTCGGGACCGCGTCCAGTCTTGCTCAGGTAGCCGAAGAGTCCGCACATGGGAGTCACCTCGTGGGGTTAGCGTTGCGCGTCGTACTTCCTGGCCAGGCGGCGGAACTCGGCCTTGATCGTGTTTTGGTCGATGTCGCCACCGATCCAGCCGAAGCAGCGTCCGCCGTGGATGCGGGCGTAGCCGGGGGCCCAGGCGAGGTAGCCGATCAGGCGTTCGACCTCGCTCTGGCCCTCGCCGGCCTTCTTCCAGCCGCCACGCGGCGGCCGCGGGCTGAAGCTCGGCATCCGCTTGGCGGCCAGGGCGCGCTCGACCAGGCCCAGGCAGACCTGAATCCAGCCCAGGACCTTCACCACCTGGAGCGACCCGGAGAAGACCCGGAACTCGACCGTGTCCTTGGTGCCGTGGGCGAGGTTGGTGAGGTTGAGGGCGTGGTAACGGCCGCGTTCGACGCGGTCCTTGGCGTGGTCCTTGTTGCCGTAGCGGCGGACCCCGCCGCAATACGCGCCGCGTTCGCGCTGCTTGGTGCCGGTGATCGCGTACAGGCCCTTCTCGACGTAGGCGACGATGGTCACCAGCCGGGCCAGGGCTTCGCTGGGCCAGTTGCGTTTCCACCCGACATGCACATGCACGCCGGTCGAGCCGTTCACGCGATGGTTTTTGGCCTGCAGCGTTCGCAGGACCTCGGCGACCTGGGCCAGCCCCTCGGCCCCCTGGAGGACCGGGCTGACAATCTCGCAGGCGTGGCCGCCGTCGGTGGCGCGGATCGAGCCGTCGCACTCGGCAGTCCAGCCTGGCGGCAGGTAGGGGACCTGGATGCCGCGGCGGTAGCTGCCGATGCGCAGGCCGCCCTCGGCGACGGCGCTGGCGGGGGCAATGGTCTCGATCTCGACTCCGAAGGTGAGTTGGTTGGCTTCGATCATGGTCTGGTCCCTCGCAACGTGGATGGCCGCGCTGATGTACATGCGAACATCAGTCAGTTGCGCGGGGGTGCCGAGAAAGGCAAGGCGATTTGCCCGGAATTCCCGAGGAATTCCGAGATTTTTGCGAGGTGGTATGACAACTGAGTACCGCGAGACGACCGGCCTCAACCCGAACGCGCTGACGCTGGCAGACGCCGCCCGGCTGCTGGCCCGCGTGGGCGGCCAAGCGGTCACCGTCGAGATGCTTCAGGCGGATGTGGCGGCCGGCGCGCCCACGAACGCCGACGGCACGATCAACCTGGTCCACTACGGCGCCTGGCTCTTGAAGGAGATGGGGCGTGCCCACGATTGACCCGCGCAAGCTGCGACCGAGCGAGCTGTGCCGGCTCTTGAACTCGACCCCGCTGGGCGAGGTCATCAACGAGCGCCAGCTTCACCGTCATCGTTCGCGCGCCGGCTTGCGCATCGGCGACGCCCGGCACGTGGACCTGCTGCGCTACGTCGCCTGGCTCGTGCAACTGCGGCATACACCGAGGCCCGAGCCAGAAAGCGATCCCTACGAGGTCCTCAAGGAACGCGCCCGCGCCCGCAACATCGCGCTGTCGCTGGCCGGCCGCGACATCGGCGAACTGCCGGCAGTCGTGAACGCAGCGAGGAAGGAGAAGGCGGCGTCCGACTTCCGCTTCTTCTGCGAGACCTACTTCCCACTGACGTTCCACCTGCCGTGGTCCAAGGATCACCTGAAGGTGATCGCCCGCATCGAGCAGGCGGTGCTGCGCGGCGGCCTGTTCGCGCTGGCGATGCCACGGGGCTCAGGGAAGAGCACCATCTGCGAGTGCGCCTGCATCTGGGCCGTGCTTTATGGGCACCGGGAGTTTGTGTGCTTGATCGGCTCGGACGAAGGGCATGCGATGGACATGCTCGACTCCATCAAGATGGAACTCGATGGCAACGACCTGCTCCTGGAGGACTTTCCCGAGGTCGTCTACCCGGTCCAGTGCCTCGACGGCATCGCCAACCGCTGCAACGGCCAGCTCTACAAGGGCGAACGTACTCACATCGGCTGGACCGCGCGCGAGATCGTGCTGCCTACGATCCCCCAGAGCAAGGCGAGCGGGGCGATTATCAAGGTCGCGGGGATCACCGGCCGCATCCGCGGGATGAAGTACAAGCGGGCCGACGGCAGGACCGTCCGCCCGACGCTGGTCGTCCTCGATGACCCGCAAACCGACGAATCGGCGAGGAGCCTGTCGCAGTGCGCCACCCGCGAGAGCATCCTGGCCGGGGCGGTCCTCGGCCTGGCCGGGCCAGGGAAGAAGATCTCGGGCATCATGCCCTGCACCGTGATCCGGCCGGGCGACATGGCCGACAACATCCTCGACCGCGACAAGCACCCCGAGTGGAACGGCGAGCGGACCAAGATGGTCTACTCGTTCCCCGCCAACGAGAAGCTCTGGCAGCAGTACGCCGAGCTGCGCGCCGACAGCCTGCGGCGGGGCAACGCCGGCGAGGAGGCCACGGCGTTCTACCGGGCCAACCGCGACGCGATGGACGCGGGCGCGGTCATCGCCTGGCCCGAGCGGTTCAACCACGACGAGCTGTCGGCCGTCCAGCACGCGATGAACCTGAAGCTGCAGGACGAGGCCGCCTTCTTCGCCGAGTACCAGAACGAGCCCTTGCCCGAGGAGGCGGCCGACGCCGACGAGCTGACCGCGGACCAGATCGCCGGCAAGCTCAACCGGATGAAGCGCGGGGAGGTGCCGGTCGGCTGTAACCACCTGACCGCGTTCATCGACGTGCAGGCCAACTTGCTCTTCTATGTCGTGGCGGCCTGGGAGGACGATTTCACCGGCTACGTCCTCGACTACGGCACCTTCCCCGACCAGAAGCGGCCGTACTTCACCCTCCGCGACGCCCGCCTGACGCTCGCGGCCGTGACCAAGGCCAGCGGGCTGGAGGGAGCGATCTACGCCGGCCTGGAGTCGCTGACCGCCAACCTTCTCGGCCGGGGCTGGCGTCGGGACGACGGGGCCGAGCTGCGGATCGAGCGCTGCCTGATCGACGCCAACTGGGGCTCGGCCACGGACGTCGTCTACCAGTTCTGCCGGCAGTCGGTCCACGCCTCCGTGGTCATGCCGAGCCACGGACGGTTCGTGGGCGCCTCGAGCCAGCCTTTCAGCGAGTACAAGCGCCGGCCCGGCGACCGCGTCGGGCACAACTGGCGCATCCCCAACGTCCACGGCAAGCGGGCCGTCCGCCACGGGCTGTACGACACCAACTACTGGAAGTCGTTCGTCCACGCCAGGCTGGCCGTGCCGATGGGCGACCGGGGCTGCCTGTCCCTCTTCGGCGACAAACCCGAGCCGCACCGCCTCTTCGGGGAACACCTCACCGCCGAGTACCGGGTGAAGACCGAAGGCCGCGGCCGGACGGTGGACGAGTGGAAGCAGCGTCCCGAGCGGGGCGACAACCACTGGCTGGACTGCCTGGTCGGCTGCGCCGTGGCGGCGTCGATGCAGGGCGCGGTCCTCTTCGGCACCGCCGGCACCGCCCCCGCGAAGCGCGAGCGCGTGAGCTTCGCCGCGATGCAGCGGAGGAGCCGGCGATGAGCGCGGCACGGGCCAAGCGGGAGGACCTGGGCATCCAATGCCCCCGGTGCGGATGCCGGCACTTCCACACCACGCACACGGAGCCGCTCCGTGACGGCCGCATCCGCCGACGGAAGGTCTGCCGCCACTGCGGACGCAAGGTCGTCACGTTCGAGGCTGTGCCCGCCGTGCCGCGCAGTCGGGATTGCTAGATGTACCACGATCTCCTGTTTTCCCTCCCCCCCTTGCGTCAACTCGCTCCCGCACCGGGTAGGTCTACGGATAGATGCCTGCCGTCGGGCGTCACGCGGGAGCGACGCAGATGGCCGACGACCTCGAAGACGAAATCCGCAAGAACGCCGAGGGGCCGGCCAAGGCCGCCGGCGACGCCGGTAGCGTCGAGCAGCACCCGCTGCCCGACCAGATCGAGGCCGACCGCTACCTGTGCGCCAAGGAAGCCGCCAAGGCCAAGCAGCGCGGCCTGCGCTTCAACAAGTTCGTGCCGCCGGGGGTCAACTGAGTGTTCCGCTGGCTGTCCAACCTGTTCGCCGCCGCTAAGCCGGCCCGGCCCGTCCGTGGCCGCGCGGTGCGGGTGCTCCGCGCCCGCTATGACGCGGCGGTGACCAACGACGACAACCGCCGGCACTGGGCGAACGCGGACGGGCTGTCGGCCAACGCCGCCAACAGCGCCGAGGTCCGGCGCGTGCTGCGGAACCGGGCGCGGTACGAGGTCGCCAACAACAGCTACGCCCGCGGCATCGTGCTGACCCTGGCCAACGACGTGGTCGGCACCGGGCCGCGGCTGCAGTTGCTCACGGACGACCCCGAGGCCAACCGACGGATCGAGCAAGCGTTCGCCGCCTGGTCGAAGGCGGTCGGCCTGGCCGACAAGCTGCGCACCATGCGGATGGCCCGCGCCCACGACGGGGAAGGGTTCGCCGTCCTGACCAGCAACCCGATGCTGCCCACGCCCGTGCAGCTCGACCTGCGCCTGGTCGAGGCCGACCAGGTCTGCACCCCGGACTTGTCGGCCCAGGACGCCAACGCCATCGACGGGATCGTCTTCGACGCGGCCGGCAACCCGGTCGAGTACCACGTGCTCCGGGAGCACCCGGGCGAGACGAGCCGACGCTACTTCCTCGACTACGACCGGGTGCCGGCCGCGTCGGTGGTCCACTGGTTCCGGGCCGACCGCCCCGGCCAGGCCCGCGGCATCCCGGACATCACGCCGGCCTTGCCGCTGTTCGCCCAGCTGCGGCGCTTCACCCTGGCGGTCCTCGCGGCCGCGGAGACGGCCGCCGACTTCGCCGGCATCCTCTACACGGACGCGCCGGCCAACGGCGAGGCCGACGCCGCCGAGCCGTTCGAGCCCATCGAGCTGGAGCAGCGGGCACTGGTCACCATGCCCGGCGGCTGGAAGATGAGCCAGCTGCAGGCCGAGCAGCCGGCCCGGACAAAGCCGACGTGTCTTCCACTCGGCCACATCCCGACCACTCCGAGAAATCCGCCGACCGATGCGTCATCCGGCGCGCGAACTGGAAAGCTCTTCCGTAGAGGGCCACACGCCGCGGCAGCACAGAACGCGAATTCCATCACCGACGTTCGGGCGGTTCCGGTAGCTGAACAAGGGAGGGGCCGCGTCGCCGTCAAAGATCTTCCAGTGCCGCGGACAACTCGATTCCAGACGGCGTACCTAACAGTTGGGAACATCGGCGGGAGGGGCAGCATGAACGATCCGACACCGGACCGGGCCGATACGGCGATGAGCGACACCGTCGCGGACGCCTGGGCCGAGGTCATCATCAGCATCCACGAGCGGCTCGAGGCCGAGCAGGCTCAACCGAAACCGAACGACGAGGCCACTTCTCCCTCTCGGCCCGTGGCCCGGGTCGCCGCCGAGCATGAGGCCCCCGGCGGCGACCCCACTTCTCCCACCGACGCTGAGGACCGGCCATGCACCGTCTGAGCATCCGCGTCCGATCCGCACACCCGATCTGACCCATGCACAACCCGGAGGCCCCATGAGCCATCGCGACATGGCCGTGGCGAGGCTGCGCGCCGGACTGTGCGTGCTGCCCGCCCGGACCGACAGCAAGCGGCCCGCCCTGGCCGGCTGGAAGGAGTTCCAGAACCGTCTGCCCGACGAGACCGAGATCGCCACCTGGTTCGCCGACGCGCAGGCGATGTGCATCGTCGCCGGGGCGGTGTCCGGGAACCTGGAGATGCTCGACTTCGACGCTGGTGGCACAGCGTTCGACGCCTGGGCCGACCTGGTGCGGAGCGAATCGCCGGACCTGTTCGACCGGCTGGTGAGCGAGCGGTCGCCCTCGGGCGGGCAGCACGTCATCTACCGCTGCCAGGACGGCGTGTCCGCGAACCTCAAGCTCGCCCAGCGGAGGGTGGTCGTGACGTCCGGCGAGCCCGTCGAAATGCACGGCAAGACCTACGTTCCGCGCCGGGTCGGGGACCAGTTCGAGGTGCTGCTGACGCTGATCGAGACGCGCGGCGAAGGCGGGCTGTTCCTGTGCCACCCGACCGCCGGGTACGAGATGCTCCAGGGCGACCTCGCTGACGTTCCCATGATCGATGCTACCGAGCGGGAACTGCTGCTCCGTGCGGCCTGGTCGCTGGATGAACTGCCGCCGACCGTGGCCGAGGATCTCGTCCCGTCCGATCCGTGCGGCCGACCCGGCGACGACTTCAACGAGCGCGGCGATGTCCGCGCTCTGCTGGAGCGGCACGGCTGGGTGCGGGTCCGTCCTGGAGAGAACGAGTACTGGCGCAGGCCCGGCAAGGACGCCGGCTGGAGCGCGACGCTGAAGGCCGGGGTCTTCTACGTGTTCAGCGCGAACGCCGCCCCGTTCGAGCCGAACCGCGGCTACTCGCCGTTCGGCGTGTTCGCCCGCCTGGAATACGGCGGCGACTTCCGCGCCGCTGCCGCCGCGCTCCGCTCGCTGGGTTTCGGTCAGGCACCAACACAGCCCAACACCAACGGCGTCGATGTGTCCCGTTTGGTGAAACCACCGTCACGCCGCAATCGGCTGTCCGCCCGGAGGGTCTCGACCGTGGATCGCGAACAACTGGACTGGCTCTGGCCCGGCCGCATCCCGCTGGGCAAGCTCACCCTCCTGGCCGGCGACCCCGGCCTTGGCAAGTCGCTCGTCACGCTCGACATCGCCGCCCGCGTCTCGACCGGCCGCCCCTGGCCCGACTGCCCGCTGATGCCGCAGCCGGTCGGCGAGGTGCTGCTGTTCAACAGCGAGGACGGGCTGGAAGACACGACCGCGCCGAGGCTCGACAAGGCCGGGGCTGACGACACCAAGATCATCGCCGTCGAGGGCGTCGAGGTGTTCGCCGGCGGGGACAAGCCGACGCGGGTGTACTTCTCGCTCGAACACCACCTGCCGCAGTTGGAGGAGGCCCTGGCCGAATGGCCCGACGTACGGCTGATCGTAATCGACCCAATCAGCGCGTACTGCGGCCAGACCGACAGCCACAAGAACGCCGAAGTCCGAGCCTTGCTCGCCCCCCTGGCCGACCTCGCCGGCCGGTCCCACGCGGCAATCGTAGCCGTAACGCACCTGAACAAGACCGGCGGACCGAAGGCGGTTTACCGAGCCATGGGCAGCCTCGCGTTCGCGGCGGCGTCGCGGGCGGTGTGGGCGGTGGTGCAAAACCCCGACGACCGACACCGCCGGCTGTTCCTGCCGGCCAAGCTGAACCTGGCCCACGACCCGCTCGGCCTGGCGTACCGGGTCGAGGACGGCCGAATCGCTTGGGAGCCCGATCCGGTGGCGATGCACGCCGACGACGCCTTCCGCGCCGAGGCCGCAGGACCAATCAAGGCCGACCGTCCGAGTCAGCGTGACGAGGCCGAAGGTTGGCTGCGCGAGTTTCTCGCTGCCGGTCCCAGGCCATCGAAGGAGGTGTCCGAGTACGGCCAGGAGGCCGGGTTCACACTGATCACCTTGCGGCGAGCGTTCAAGGCGATGGGCGGCAAGCCGACCAAGGGTGACTTCGCCGGCGGCTGGCAGTGGGCGTTGCCCGGCGAAGGTGATCAGCAAGGTGATCAGCCGCCGCTACCGTTGGGTGATGATCACCTTCGGGACGAGTGATCATCTTCGCAAGGCACACCCGAGGGCGACCCAAGGTGATCAACCAAGATGCACACCAGCCCTGACCGTTGAGAGGTGATCATCTTCGGGTTCGATGATCATCTTCGCGGGTAGCGCACGGGCATCGCCACCGAAGGTGATCACACCCGTCGAAGGTGATCACCTCCAGAGTGACAGGGAGCCTGAACATCTTGGCTGATCATCTTCGCGATGGCGGCGTAGGTACTTGGAAAAACCGGCTCAAACCGGGACGCCCGCGGGAACAGCCGCAATGGGAAGCAGACTCTTCCTGTGACACGCCGAGCCTGTCCGGTTCTGCCCGAAGTCGCTGTGACGCGCGAGCTTGCCACGATTCCTACCCCTGTCCGGTTTTTGGCCGCAACACGAACGGAGAAGCGATGGAACTGACCGACGACATCCTGCTGGCGATCCTGGCGGCGACCGACGCGCTGTTCATCCCCGACCGCGACCCGTGCGATCACAACCGCCACGCCGTCCTCTACGAGCGGCGGCGCGACTTTCCCGACGCGGGCATCCCCTGGGCGTCCGAGAAGGCGATGCCCGGCCTCGACGAGACCGGCCGCAAGCAGGTCCAGCGGGCGCTGGAAGGCCTCGTCGGGCAAGGGCTGGTCGATGCCCTGCGGCCCAAGGGGGCCAAGACGGTCGGCGTCCGCCTCACCGACGCCGGCGAGGCGCGGGTCCGGGCGATGTGTGGGCTGCCGCTCTTTGAAGGAGCCCAGGCGGCGGTCGATCACCTGGTCCGCCTGATCGAAGACGACTCGGCCTGCGTGTACATGGGACGCATCTGGACGCCGGAAACCGCCCTGGCCGGCGTCCCCTGGGGCGACGACGAGCGGCGGCACAAATTCGTAGAAGTCGAAGAACGGCTGCTGCCGGCCCTGGTCCGCGGGCTGGTCGTGAGCAATTGCACCGTGCGCGGCCACTGCTGGTACTCGCTCAACGTCTTGCAGCCGACGTTGCCGCCGGTGCCGGCCGACGGGCCGTCCCGGCTCGAACTGGCGCGGGGACAGTACTACGGCCGGGTCAAGCACGAGATGGCCGACCTCCGCCTGGCCGAACCGCTCAACGCCCGCGAGATCGGCGACATCCCCATGCCGGTCTGCCCGCTCCCGGCGCGCACGACGGGCGCGACCGAACCAAAGTGATGCCCGCTGAACTTCACCGCACCCGAGGAGGAAGACCGTGAAATTGACCCTCGCACCCAACGCGGTGCAGATCGAACCGGGCGAACACGCGGCACCCGGTGGCCCGCCAACGCCGACCGCACCCGTCGTCGCCCGGACGCCGCCGGTCGCGTTCCTGGCGAACGTGGCCCAACCGGTGGCCGCCCTGTGCCACAAGGCGGTGGCCCTGTGCCGCCGGATCGCCCCGCTCGACCTCGCCGGCTTGCCGATCTACATCGTGCCGCAGAGCGCCATCGCCGCCCAGTTCGGCGACGCCGCATCGACCTACGGCTACACGATGCAGTGGCTCGACTGGGTGCTCCACGATCCGATCGGCACCGCCTGGCAGGGCCGCGGCCCGTGCATCGTCGTCAACGACCTGGCGATGACGCAAGACCTCGGCCCCGACATCGAGGTCGCGTTCCTGGCCACCGTGATCCACGAACTGGCCCACGTCTTCGAACGCGACATGCGCTACGACGCGCGGCCCGACATATCGGCGGACCGGTTGGTGTTCGAGCGGTTGAAGCTGGCCCACGACGTCGAGCAGCCGGTGCCGGCGTGTGAGCGGGTGCGGACCTACCACCAGCACGACCAGCGGTTCATCCGGGCCGTGCTCCACCTGCGGCACCGGGCCGAGCGATGCGGGGCGATGCTGGTCGCTGCCATGCTCTTCAACGACGGCCCCGCCGTGTACGTCACGCCCTTCGACTACCTGCTCGCCCTCCAGAACGAGCCCGAACGCCGGATCGACGCCGGCATCCGCGAGATTCTGGCCAGCCCGGTCCCGCCGGCCTTCGCCCGGCTGTGGGCCGTCGAACTGGAACTCCTGACCCGCCTCGCCCATTCCCCGAAGGAGACGACGTGATGAACCTGACATCCCTGTTCGACAAGATCGCCGGCCGGCAGCGGCAGCGCGAGCAAGCCCGCATCGACGACTTCCGCGGCCTGGTCCGGGCCATCGCGGAGGGCCAGGAGCCGGACACCGACCGCGTCGATGCTGTCCTTCACGACGCAGGCAAAACGCTCGACGACCTGCGGTCGGCGGTCGAATTGCGGCAGAAGCGGATGGCCATGAAGGCCCAACTCGACACCGTCCCCCAACGGGAGGCCGAGAAAGCCGAGATCGAGAAGAAGATCGCCAAGGCGACCGAGATCCTCAACGCCGCCGAGGCCAAGTACGCCGAGACGACCAACCCGCTCCGCTGGCGACTGGAGGCGATCAAGAGCGACATTCAGCAGACGTGGAGCGTACCCCAGTCGCTGGTGGAATCGTGCCCGTACCCCGAGCTGGTCGAACGCGCCCGGCGGATCGAGAAGGCCAGGGTGGAGGCGCACGACGAGGCGACCCGACTGCGCCGGCAGATCGAAGAGCACCTCATGGCGATCCGCGAGTACAAGTCCCAGGCCGAGAACTCCTCCTACCGGCCGCACCAGCAGGAGTACCTCGACCGTGCCAAGCACCGCGAGAATCGGTTGGCCGAGACGCAGTCGAAGCTGACGGAAACGCTCAAGCGAATCGAGGAACTGGAGAAGCAGGGAGCCGCGATCCGCGACGAGATGCTCGTGCCGTGATCCGTGGCCGCGATGGTCAACCGGGCGGCTCGCCCCGTCCGCGATGGTCTTTGACAACTCGGTGCATGACGTGAGCCGCCGGGGCATCGCGCCCCGGCGGCTCGGTGCCAAGCCGCCTTCCGGTCCCCGGTCTCCGGGGTAAAGCGGGCGAGCGAGCGGTACTCGAAACCAGGATCCCTGTGCTCACCGGCCACAGGGCCAAACGGCCGTCCAAGGAGATGCGAGGAACGTGCTCACCGTAGCTGACCGCACTTCTGTGGGCCGGGAACCGATTTGGGGATAACCGCCAACCGCTCCGACCCTGCGAATCACCTGCCGTCGAAGCCGTTCGCCCGCGGACAACGTTTATGCACATGAAGACCTTCGTATCCCGCCTCGTCCCCTGGTGAACAACTCGTCTTCACCGACAGTCCGCGACGATTCCCATGCTCCGAGCCTGAGCTTCCGAAAACACCGTCAGCCACTGCCGTAAGTAGCGCTCGGTATGAGCGGGGCACGCTGGCTCAATCTCGGCAGCCAGCCAACCCAAGTCGAGTTGCCCCGCCGCTACCAACGCCGCAGCGACTCCCGCCGGTGATACTGACCCGAAATAGTAGCTACCGGGGATAGACCGCAATCCTAGTTCGTCCAAGCCGACTAAGTCAGAAGATGCCACCAGTGGAAACACTACGCGGATCAGTTCGGCCACGGAGCCGCCGACCTCATCAGCCACAGACGCCAGCGATTCCCCGACCTCCATGAGTTCGGTGGCACTATTGCTGTGCCAGCAGGCCAAGTCGTAACCCCACACCAACCGGCCCTCGGGCGGCTCTTTCAACGCCGCGATACGATCCAGGGCCGCGACGCGCGCGGCTGGATCGGGCAGACCCGCGAGCCACTCCCAGTTCACCAGACCGATGCCGACCTGCATGACACCTTTTCCCGTGCTATCGAACCAAGAAATTCAAATTGGCTACAGGCTCAAGCTACTGGAGGCGTATCGATCATCATGCACCTTAAGCATCCAACCGCCGCTCAGTCATCGTCATCGCTGGCCAGCGTTCGGATTGAACGGTGATCATTTACGGGGGATCGATGACCTGAATCGTGACCCTGTCCTGGCCCAGAACGGCCTTCGCTTCATCCCACAGTTTCTTACAGGTTGGGCTGGCGTCGAACGTGGCCTTGGCTTGCGGGTCGAGCATCAGCCCCACCTTCTGGTCGGTCTTCCGGGCGTGCTCGACGGCTACCTTCAACCACACCCGGAAACTGTCCAAGTTCGTCAAGGCTTCGGGGCCGACCTTGACCTGCCAGAGCACGCCACCTGCGACTAGGTCCATGTCGCTTGTCTTGACCTGGACGACATCGCGCCCCGTCTTGGGGTCGCGCAGGGTCACCTCTTCCGTGACGCTCTTGTTGATCGCCTGCAGGGTGTCCTTCGCCTTCGCCGCCTCGCGAACCTCGACCACAACCCCCTTGACGGCGTCGTTCGTCACCTTGAGCCGCTTCAGCGTCGGGACAAACCCCTCTACATCCGCGATTGTTGCGAGGTTGCGGAGCAAATCCTCGGGCCGGACGTTCAACTCTTGGAGTTTTTGTTTGTTATCAATGAAGATCTGCTTCAGCAGAGCCTCAACCTTCTCCGGAGTATCGACCAGGGTGCGAGGACGGTTGGTACCCCTCCACTTTGTGGTACGGTCGAGCACAGTGTCCAGGTGTTTGAGGGTCTCCCCCAGTTTCGCTGCGTCTCCCTCGACATTCTTGATGACTGCCTTGACCACGTCTTCACCGAGCGCGTCATGCAACTTTGTCCACAGCAGCTTGTCCGCATCGGACAGGCCGGCCGGGGCATCCGGAGCCTTGGGACGGCGCTTCGCTGTCCCCACGGGGGGGACGGCGGCGACCTCAGCCGGCTGGCCCGGTTGGGGCTGCGCCTTCGGCTGGCCGTCGTTGACCTGCATCTTGCCGTCGGCGCGGCGGGTGGTCAGGTTCTTGGCGTCGCCGCCGGCCTCCTTCACCGCCTTCAGGTTCGCGGCACCCTTGACCACCTTCACTGCTCCGACTCCGGCCAGCGCGGGGGCGGCCTCGCCGACGACGCCCTTGAGGGCTTTGATCAGGTGGTCGGCCGCGCGGTTGAAGTCCTCTGGCCGGCGGGCGTTGGCGGCGATGCCGAGGAACTTGAATACGTCCTCGCCGATCTCCAGGACCGCCTTGCCGGTCATGATGTAGCCGAAGACCGTCGCCCCGCCGAGGATGACCGGGCCAGCCGGGGTCATTGCGGCAACACCCAGCCCGGCCATCGCACCGGCCATGATCGCCAAGTTCTGCGGTTTCACCAGTTCGAGCACCGCCTCGCGGAGTTCCCCCTCGAGCTTCGACTTCCCCTCCGCATCCTTGGCATCCAGCGCCCGCTGGAGGGCCGCCTGGAGCTTTTGCTCCAGGTCCATCTTGGCGATGTTTTTGAGTTCCTCGACCTCCCGTTGAAGGGCTTGTGCTAGCTGCTGCCCCTCCTTCGTCAGCGCACGTGGCGGACCTCCCGGACCGACCTCGAAATTAATGCGGTCGAGGATTTGGGTTGCCCAGCCTCGATACTGGACCGCGTTGGGTGAATTCGGGTTTACCTGCTGAATGCTGTCGGCGATCTCGTTAAACGCCTTTGATAGTCTCGCCCGGCGAGCACCGTCATCGTCGTATGCCTTGATCTTGGCGTCTGCGGCCGCCGCGCTGGCCTTCGCGTACGCATTGACGTCATCCGACCACTGCTTCAGTTGCGCATCAGTCGGGCCGGCCTTCGTTGCTTCAGGATTCGGCTCAACCGGCTCAGGCGCAGGGAGCGGGGGCCCGATCCGCTTACTGAGTTCAGAGTCGCGCTGCGTATCGCTGAACGCATCCAACAGGTCTCGGATCAGTTGCTTCTGTTCGGCGGCTGTGGCCGCTCCCCACCACACCTGAAGCAACTCAGCGTCGTCACCCTGTAGCTGGTTCCACCACTCGGTTACCTCCTTGACCCGCCGGAAGTACTCCTCCTTCGTCCAGCCGCGGAAGTTCTCGAGCAAGTCGCTCGGCAGGGTCGGAACGCGCAGTTTTTGCTTCAACTCATCGGCGGCGGCAGTCGCCCTCCCCCGGTCGTCGTTCGGACCGGGCTGTTGGCCGGGCGGCGGGTCGGCCAGTGTCGCCGCCACGAACTGCGGGTCGGTCGCTCCGTTCGCAATCAGGGAACCCGTCAGGTCGCCTGGGTCACCGCGCACGATCACCATCAGCCAGTCCGACGGTGGCGGAGCATCAGGGTAATCCGAGGTCGCCCGCCCCGTCCCCTTGGGCGCCCACACCCGCAACCAGTTGATCCCCGAGGAAACCACTCCGCTCACGTACCCGCCGGCAAGAGCAATGGCTTCCCCGTTTCCAGCGATCACGTCGCCGGTGATGTCCCCGCCAGCCCACACCTCGGCAGAGGCGGTCGCGACCACATTCCCCGACACGTTGCCGTCAGCCCGCACGAGGGCGTTGGCGAAGATCGACTCATTCCCAGCCGACACGTTCCCAGACACGCACCCGCCCGCTTCGATGTAGACTTCCAACCCGGCCGTGATCGCTCCGGTTACGTGCCGACCGGCCCACGCGAAGATTTGCCCGCCGGAAGAAAGCAGACCACCTGTGATGTCGACGAGTGCATGAGCCTCGACTCCGAGTGCCGCGGAAACAGGCCCAGTCACGTCTTTACCCTTGACGACCGCGTAGTCGCCGGATACGGCACCGCTAATCACCCCACCTGCCGAGACCACAGCTTCGTTAAGGGTGGTGGATACGGCCCCGCTCACCATCCCCCCAGCAGTGACCAGCGCCCCACCGACCGCAGAGATATTCCCAGTGACGTCCCCGCCAGCGAACACCTCGGCGTCACCCCACGCGTCCTGGTCCAGATCTCCGGCCGTAATTGGTCCGGTCACCGACCCACCAGCATCGATCATCACTCCATACGGCGCGGATACAGACCCGGAGACTGAGCCCGAGGCGAACACTGACGCTTCCAAGCCGTGCGAGGTCACGCTTCCGGTGACATCTCCCCCCGCGGAAACATCGACATGCCCCCAGCCGGATATCGCTCCAGCTACAGCCCCGGACGCGTCAACATAGGCAGCGCCCGTCGCAGTGACCGGCGCAGTCACGATACCGCCCGCTAACACTTGGGCGTCGGCCCAGAATTCGTCATCCCCCGCCACGACCGAGCCGGCCACACCGCCGAGCGCGGCCATGACGGTCACACCCCGCCGGCCGCGGATGGCGGCATCGACCTCACCACCAGCAGTTACGACGGCCTTACCGTCCTGAGCTGTGACTTCGCCAGTCACATCCCCACCGGCGGTCAGATCGACTCCCCAGCCGGCGGACGCCCCCTGTGACACGTCGCCGGTCGCCGCGACGGACAGGTCGTACTTGTCGGCGAACACGAAGCCGCCCAGCCGACCTGGGCCAAACGAAATCGGGTCGGCCCCGGCAACGACGGCAGCGATTCCCCCCTCTTCGGCACGCACGTCCCCGTCTATATGCCGGCCCGCCATCACCCCGCCGCCATAGCGGACGTACGAATCCTCTTCTCCGTCTTCGCCGATGGTTAGGTATTCCTTCACCCACCCGATGTTCCCGGTCTGCGCGGTCAAGCTGCCCGTGATGTCCCGTCCGGCCTCCACCTGGGGCGGAATGGGGCCGGAGAAGTACGGGTCTTCCCACGGCGGAGTCTCACCCGGCCAGTATCCGATCCCGACCGCCGCGGTCGCTCCCCCGGTAATGTCCAGCCCAGCCAAGATCTGCCGGATGCCGCCGGTCTCGGCGACCAGCACTCCAGACACATCGCGGTCGGCCTGAACCAGTCCAATGTTCCGCCCGGCGGTGACCGCCCCGGCAACGTCCTGAGTCGCCGTCACCTCCCCCACGTCGCGGCCTGCGGTTACGTTCCCGGACACGTCTCCCGGCATGCTGGTCTCGTCCGGCACCGGCATCTCGTCCCAACCACCGGCCCGCACCGACCCGATGTCGCGGCCGGCGGTCACGGCCCCGCCCACGTGCTGCCCGGCACCGACGCTCCCGATGTCGCCGGCGGCGGTCACGGCCCAGCTCACGTCGCGACCGGCGGTGACCGAGGTCACGTCGCCGGTCGTCGCGGTTACAGGCCCACTCACGTCCCCGTCCCTGGCGGACACCCCGGACGGATATGCGGGCGTTGAGTAATACCCGAACGGCCGCCAGTCGGGGGCTGGGTCGCGGACGACCGACCGCCCGACGTCGGTCTGGGCGGTCACCGCGCCGGCCACGCTCCCATCCGCCTTCACTCCCAGGACAAACCCGGAATTGGCTCGAACTGCTCCGAGGATGTCACCGGTCGCCTCGACCGAGTGGACGTCACGACTGGCTGTGACCGATCCGACCACGCGGCCCGGCGCGTACGGCGTCCATTCCCCCTCTTCCGGGAACTCGGGGTCGGGCGACGGAGTGAAGACCCCGCCACCCCCGGCGCGCACGGACCAGATGTCGCCCCCGTTTGCCGTCACCTCGTCGAGGATGTCCCGTCCCGCTGACACGCCGACGATGCTGCCGCCGGCCGTCACCGGTCCGACCACGTCCCGGCCGGCCGACACGCCGCCGTAGTAGGTCGCGTAGTACCACGTCGAGAAATCGTTCGGGTCGGCCCCGGGGATGTAGGCACCGCCTATCGACAGCCCGGCCGACACCACCCCGCCGACGTCGAGACCCGCGTAGACCGATCCGAGCCAACCGCCGGCCGACACCGATGAGGTGTTCGTGCCGGCGGACACGCGGGTCACATCGCCGCCAGCCGAAACCGCTCCCACACTCGTGCTGGCGGTCGCCTCGCCGATATCATCCGTTGCACTCACCGTCCCGATGCTCGTGCCAGCGGTGATGGTCCCTACATCGTCGCCGGCGGAGACGTTGCCGATCGACTTGCCGGCGCGAGCCGAGACGTCGCGGCCGGACAGGTCGCCGATCGTCCACCCGGCATCGACGTACAGGTCGCCGCCGATGCTGACCGAACTCACGTCACCGGTCGCCTTGATGTACAGGTTGTCGGCCGCCCCGGACCAGGTGACATCTCCGCTCCCGTCCCCCAATGCCCCGTACACCTCGAACGCGAACGCGGCGATCTCCTCGGGCGGAACCTCTCCGCCGTAGCCGCCCGGGTCCGGTGGCGGGGGTGCGCCGGGGGAGACGGAGACCGCTCCGCCGCCGCCACTCACTTCCAGCCATCCCCCTCCCAAGTTTTGCAGGGTGACCGTGACGCCGACCTTGGACCCGTTCTGCCAGTAGCCGTCGTCCCACCATGAGCCGGGGGCGACCGCGTCCAGGACGATCCGGTCCTCCAGCGGCTCGGCGTGCAGTCGCTGGAGGATGATCGGTTGGGGTTTTCGCCGCCACGGGGAGAAGAAGGCCTGGCGAAGCTGAGAGACGAGCGACGGGATGGACCAACGGCGCATGGGCGTGCCTCGGGCAAGGATCATCTGGCCGTGTCGTGACGACCACCGTTTGTCGGTTCAGCACCGTGCGATAAGGAGGGAAGGTATTCGGCGCAACGCGATGCCGCAAGAGGTCCAGTGCTGAAAAATCGGGGAAATCGTCACGACCGAATCCTATGGTGCAATCCGATCATCCGCTCCCCAGTGTTTCGAGCCGGTCGGCCAAGGATCGCACAGCGGCACGAGGGTCGAACCGCTCGTACCGGCGGGCGAACCGTCTGGCCGCGGCCCGGTAGAGGGGGTTGGCGTACACCTCCCGCACCGCTTCCGCCACCGCTTGGGGGTCGGCGCGGGAGGCGATTCGCCCGGCCCCGAGGGCGACGGTCCGCAGCGCGACCAGCACCTGCTCCAGGTAGATTGGCACCTGCACGACCGGCTTGCCGGCCAAGAGCACGCCCACCGTCGTCCCGTGGGTGCCGTTCAGGACAGCGAGGTCGCACTCGCCCCCCGCGATCCGGATGTCCGCCGGCTGGTCGAGAAGCCGGACGCCGGCCGCACGGGCGGTGGTGGCATCCGCCGCCGCCAGCCCCGGCACGTGTGCGACCACCTCGCCCCCGACGCGCCCGACCGCTGCGAGTACCTCGCCGATCCCCGCGGTCGGCTTGAGGTAGGCGAAGACGCGCGGGCGGCGGTCGGTCAACCACCCCAGATCGTTCCCGCGGTCGTTGGCCCAGACGCCGGCGTAGCGGCAGCCGGGCCGGGCCGGGTAGTGGTCGAGTTCCGGCAGCGTGCGCAAGACGAGCGCGTCGGCGTCCATGAAGAGACGGGCAAGGGTCGGCGCGGGCGGTTGGCCATCTGCGTGCAGGACGTGGTTCACGGTCCCGAGGACGATTTGCTCGTCGCGGGCCAGTTCCTCGGGGTCGTGTTGGACCCAGCGGCGCAGGCAGGGGAGCGGGGCGAGGGCGGGCGGGCAGGTGAACCCGGTGCCGATCACGACCCGAATGGTGGGGAATCCGCGGGCAGCCACCAACGCGGTCGGGCTGTGCTCGCAGAGGATCAGGTCCGGACGTTCGGCGTCGAACACCGCCCGCCACGCGGCGACTCGGTCGGCGAGAGCGGCCGGGTCGTGGAACCCGCTGTTGTGCAAGATGTGGGCGAAGGTCATCGGGCGGGCGACCGGGGAAGCGGCTGGCGTCGGCCGGGCCGGCACGGGGAGGATCCGGAAGTCTGGGGGCGGGAGGAATCGGGCGGCCGCGGGCGGGTGCCTCACGACGGCCGTGACGGTGTGCCCGCGGCCGCGGAGTTCGTGCAAGAGGGGCGCGCACCCGGCCAAGTGCCCGGACCCCTCCCCGAGTTCCCAGGCGAACAGGATTCGGCGGTGGCGGGTCATGCGACGCGGTTTCCGGGATGTTGGCTGTCATGATGGAACTGGCATGGTAGCACGCCATCTGGATGTGCAGAAGGCCCGGAACTCCTGGGAAATCCACGCGGAACCCGGTGGACGGCCCGCCGCACCCGAGGTAACTGACTGTCCTGACGCGGGGCGACGTTCGCCCCGCAAAGGCGCGAACCCAGATGGGAGAACGACAATGGCGACCCAGGCGAAGACCCCAAAGAAGACGGCGAAGGCCAAGACCGCCGCGACGAAGCACTCGAAGCGGCACGCCGCGCCCGCGAAGAAGCTCAGCCAGATCGAGGCCGCGGTCGAGGTGCTGAAGGCGGCCGCGGAGCCGATGACGTGCAAGCAGATGGTCGAGGTGATGCTGGCGAAGAAACTCTGGGCCTCGCCCGCGGGCCGGACACCAGAAGCGACCCTCTACGCCTCGATACTCAGGGAACTGACCACCAAGGGCAAGGACGCCCGCTTCGTCAAGGCGGCACCCGGCCGCTTCGCACTCAAGGCCTGATCCCAACCACCATCCCACGCGAGCCGCCAAGTGCGGCTCGCTCCCTTTTCCGAGAGGAGGTTTTGCATGAACGACCACCGCAAGCCCGCGGTCGGATACATCCGCATGAGTACCGACCACCAGCATGACAGCCCCGCCCGCCAGCGCCACGACATCGAGGCCCTGGCCCAGCGGCTGGGCTTCCACATCATCCGCTGGTACGAAGACCACGGCCTGACCGGCACCGAGTCGAGCAAGCGCCGCGAGTTCCAGAAACTCCTCGCCGACGCCAAGGTAGGCACCTTCCGGGCCGTGCTGCTCTCCGAGCAGTCCCGAATGTCCCGCGAGGACATCTTCGACGCCATGCAGCACTGGCGGAAGTTCCGCGACGCCGGGGTTTCGATCATCACCTGCCAGCGGGGCGAGTTGAAGTTCGACAACCTCGGCGGGGTCATCACCGCCATCGTCGATCAGTACGGGGCGCGCGAAGAGTCGGTCAAGCTCGCCCAGCGCGTCGCCAGCGGGCTGCGGCTCAAGGCCAGGCAGGGCCAGCGCATCGGCGGCATGGTCTTCGGCTACGACCGCGAGGTTCTGGACGACACCGGCCGGGTGGTCAAGCGGGTCCACTTCCGCGAACGCTTCCGCAAGCCGATCACCTGGAAGACCCGACTCATCCCGTCCGAGGACGCCGCGGCGGTCGCGGCGGTGAAGTGGGCCTTCGCGGCCGTCCGCCAGGGCCAGACGGTCGGGGCCGTCGTCCGCGAACTGCAGGCCCGCAAGCTGCTCACCGTCTACGGCAACCCGTTCGACTACGGCAGTACGCTCGGCCTGCTCACCAACCCGACCTATGCCGGCACGCTGCGGGTCGGCGTCGATTCGCGGGCCAAGTTCTGCGCTCTGACCGACGACCTCATCGTCGTCGAGAACGCCCACGAATCGCTGGTGCCGCCCGAGCAGTTCGAGGAGGTGCAGCGGATCCTCGCCGGCCGCAAGCAACAGCACGAGCGTGTGCCGGGCCGGCACACGCTCGCCGGGCTAGTGTGCTGCGGGCACTGCGGCCGACGGATGAGCGGCGTCCACCGCAAGGACTACAACCACGGCCGGGGCGGGCGGTTCTACCACTGCGATCCCCACGCGCAGAAGCGAGGCTTCGACCCGACCTGCCCGCACCCGGCCGTGCGGGCCGACCGTCTGGAGGCGTTCGTGCTGGAGGCGATCCGCACGCAACTGATCGATGCCGGGGCCGAGGAACGCATCCGGGCGGCGATTGTGCGGTCGCGGTCGAAGCAGGCGACGCAGACCAGCCAGGACGAGCAACGGCTGGTCGAGGTGCGGCGGAAGATCGTCCGCGGCACCGAGAACCTCGCTCTGGCTGACCGTGAGGACTTCGCCGGCATCTCGAAGCTCTTGGAGGAGTGGCGGGCCGAGGAGGGCCGGCTGGCCGAGCAGATCGAGCGGCGGAAGGACGAACTGAAGCCGCTGCCCGAGGCCCTGCGGGTGATCGCCCGGTTCGCCGAGTACCGCGACCAGTTGCAGAAGGCCGACCGGGTGGCCCTGGCCAACGCGCTGCGGGTGACGGTCGCCGCGATCTCGATCCGGGTGCGGGAAACGCGGACGGGTGGCATCGAGCACACCGAGTTCGTCGGCGAACTGCGGTTTCATCCAGGGTTCGGGATCGGCCGGCCGGTGGCGATCCCGGACGAGGCAATAGGCACCCGGAAGGTCTGGCGCGAGATCGCGTTGCTGGCGCAGGCGGCACGCGGGCCGATCCGCCTGGCCGACGTGATGCGGCACATCGACACGACCGACCCGTCCCTGGCGAGCTACCACCTCCGGCGGGCGGTGAAGGCCGAGTTGCTGAAGAAGGTCGGCCGCACCGGCGGCTGGGTGGCGATCTGACCGACCAGCACCTCCCTCCTCATCTCCAGTTGAAACCACGTCAACTTTGTCCGGGCGGTTCAGCCGGCGACGACTTACGCCGAGTTCAAGCGCGAGGTCCTCAACGAGATCGCCCGCTGCCTGAACATGCCGTTCAACGTCGCGGCGGGCAACAGCTCGGGCTACAACTACGCCTCCGGCCGGCTGGACCACCAGACCTACTTCAAGGCGATCCGCGTCGAGCAAGCGCACCTGGAGTGCGCCGTGCTGGACCGCGTCCTCGCCGCCTGGTTCGACGAGGCGGCGCTAGTCCCCGGTCTGCTCCCGGCCGGCCTGGGACTGATCGCCGACTGGCCGCACCAGTGGTTCTGGGACGGCCACGAGCACGTCGATCCGACCAAAGAGGCCAGCGCCCAGGCGACGCGGCTGGGCAACCACACGACGACGCTGGCCCACGAGTACGCCAAGCAAGGCCGGGACTGGGAGGAGGCCCTGCGCCAGCGGGCCAAGGAACTGTCCCTGATGCAGGAGCTGGGCCTGACCACCGCACCAGCGCAGCCGTCACCCGCCGACGAAGAGCAGCCGGACGACGAACAGGGGCCGGACGGGGAAGAGGAGCCGACCGATGACGACGAAGACGCTGAAGACGCCGAAGGTGATCCGCGCGAGCGCGAAGCGGCCGTCCCATGACGGCCGGCTCAACCTGCTCGCGGACGCGGTCACCTTGGAGGCGGCTGCCGGCGAGGGCGACGCGCAGAAGCTGCGGCGCTTCACCATGACCGCCTACACCGGCGGGGCCATGCAGCTCGTCGGCTGGCGTTACCCGGTCGTCGTGGACCTGGCCGGCCTCGACGCCGGCCGCCAGCGCCGGCCGATCCTGCTCGACCACACCCGCGACGTGGACTTCGTGATGGGGCAGACCGACTCCGTCGCGGTCATGAACAACCAGCTGATCGTCGCCGGCCAGGTGATGGGCGACTCGCCCAAGGCCCGGCAGGTCATCGCCCTGAACGACCGGGGCTTCGCCTGGCAGGCCTCCATCGGGGCGCGGGCCGAGCAGGTGGAGTTCGTGCCGGAGGGCAAGACCGCGCAGGCCAACGGCCGGGAGTTCGCCGGCCCGGTGAACATCGCCCGGCGGGCGACGCTGGGCGAGATCAGCTTCGTCGTGCTGGGCGCGGACGAGAACACCTCGGCCCAGATCGCGGCGACGGCAGACCAACCTGGGGAGGCGACCGACATGGACTTCTCGCAGTGGCTTGAGGCGCAGGGCTTCGCCATCGACACGCTGAACGACCAGCAGACCAAGAGCTTGCGGGCCGTGTACGACGCCCAGGGCGCCAAGAAGACGCCGCCCGATGACCCGCCCAGCCCCGCGACCACAATCCGCGCCGAGGCGGCGGCCGAGGTGAAGCGGATCGCCGCGATCCGCAAGGTCTGCGGCGGCAAGCACCCCGAGATCGAGGCCAAGGCCATCGAGGAAGGCTGGGACGCGACCCGGGCCGAGCTGGAAGTGCTGCGGGCCTCCCGGCCGCAAGGCCCGGCCATCCACACGGCCAACGGCAAGCCTCCCACGGCGACGGCCATCGAAGCGGCGCTGTGCCTGTCGGTGCGGATGCCCGAGGCCAAGGTCATGGCCTGGTACGGCCCGCAGACCGTCGAGGCGGCGCAGTCCCGCGACCTGCGGGGCATGGGCCTGCACGAGCTGTTCTACCACGTTATCCACGCGGCCGGCGGCCACGCCCGGCCCGGCCGCATGACCGACGACACCATCCGCACCGCCTTCGAGGCCGACCGCGCCCTTCGCGCGGCCGCCGGCGGCTTCTCGACTATCAGCCTGTCGGGCATCCTCTCCAACGTCGCCAACAAGGCGCTCTTGGAGGCCTACAGCGCCGTTGAGAGCGTCGCCGTCCGCATCTGCGCCCAGGCGGACGTGAACGACTTCAAGCAGGTCACGCGCTACCGCATGACCGGGCAGGGCACCTTCGAGAAGGTCGGCCCCGACGGCGAGCTGAAGCACGCTCAGCTCACCGAGGAGTCGTACACGAACCAGGTCGATACCTACGGCAAGATCATCGCCCTGACCCGGCAGATGATCATCAACGACGACCTGGGCGCGTTCCTGCAGATCCCGCGCATCCTCGGCCGGCAGTCGGCGCTGGCGGTCGAGTCGGCCGTGTTCACGCTGCTGCTGTCCAACCCCGGCGGCTTCTTCAGCGTGGCCAACAAGAACTTCCAGAGCGGTGCCGGCACGGCGCTGCAGATCAGCTCGCTGACGACCGCCGAGCAGCTGTTCTTGGATCAGACCGACAAGGACGGCAAGCCGATTCTGATCTCGCCGGCCATCCTGCTCGTGCCGACCTCGCTGAAGGTCACCGC